TTCAATGGAATGATAATTGGTATTGGAATAATTACTATCTTAATCAATATTATTGGAGTAATACATATTATCCCAGATATAATCGTTTCCGCCCTATATACTATGGTGGTAATAATAATTCTACCCCTAGATATAATCCCCCTACAAAATATCCAACACAAACCCCAAGGGTAAGAGTAAATGTCCCCAGGGGATCAAATGCTGGTCCTAGACCTAACACACCTAGTAGAGTAAGAACTACACCTAATGTAGTTAGTCCTGCACCTAGGTCAACTCCCGGTAAAGGCTGTGCTAAATGTTAAATAAAATTATATATTTATATTAAAATTAAAAATAATGAGTAAATTTGATCTAAAAACTTTTATAAACGAAAATAAATTAGGCGCTTATTCTAAATTAGCTGAAAAACTTGATCCGGTAGGAAAAGAAGATTCTGATATTGACAATGATGGCGATGTAGATAAAACAGATGATTATTTAGCTAAAAAAAGAAAAGCTATATCTAAAGCAATTGCAGATAAAGAAAAAACTGATACTGAAAAGGATGCTAGAAAGGCTAAAGGTATGATGGAAGCTGATTTAACATCATCTCTTCCTGGAATAATGGCTGAATTTCTTTTATTACTGGCTGCGGGCAAAACAGCATTAGAAGCTGCTAAAGCATTAGCGGATGAAAATGGGGATATTTCAATAAATCAAATCCTCCAAAAGTTTAGAGATAAAGGAGGGAATGTAAATGATATTGATAAGGAAACATTAAGAGAAGAAGATGCTAAATTAGCTTCATTTTGGTCTAAAATGGATAAAGAAAAGAAAAAAGAACTTTTTCCTAAATTACACAATAAAAAATTCCACCAACTAAGAGGCTCTGAGTTAGCTCAAGTAAATACTATATTGAAAAAAAATAAATTTATTAGAGAAGGAGATCTAGATGTAGGTCATCAAGATGATGAACCGGGAATGTTAAAAAATAAATTATTTAGAGCAGCTAAAATGGCATCCATGCTATATAAAAAAGTTGATAAATATGATAGAATGGGTGGTGAAGTTGATTTTCCAAGTTGGTGGCAAAACAAAATTAATAAATCTCAAGATATGTTACAATCAGCTTATGATTATCTTGATGGTGAAGAAAATGTTGCTAAAATAGATTCTATGTCTGAAAAAAAAGTTGAAGTTGATGATGAAACGGAATTTAAATTAAACCTACGTCACCTATTAGATAAACATGCTCAATAAAAAAGAATTCATACAACTTTTAGAGCAGGAGGTAGAGGATTTTATCCAAACTCAAGCCGAAAAGATTGTCTCATTTGAAGATGATCCGAAGGAATTTATTCTACAAAAATATCCTTCATTAAAAGGTACTTTACAAGACTTAATGACTACCAGTTTTGATGAATATATTACTGGTATATTTGTAATGGCTCCTAAACCCACTACATTTAAGATATTACTTCATAATGGACAACATTTCTTTTTAATATATGCTAAAGATTCATATATAGCTAAAATACAAGGTAAAAAATATTACTTATTAAATTTAGGAGAAGAAGAATATGCTATTAAAGCTATAGCTGATTTATTAACTATGGGTATGCCTCCTGGAGCTAAAGGTCCAGATAATGAAGAGCAAAATGATACTACTGCGGGATCAGATGATACTCCAGATGCAGAACCGGCTGATGATGCAGGAGGAGATGAGGAAGATTTATCTGAAAATAAAGAAAAAGATAGCGAAACGGATGATTATGGCCGTCCTTTTGTAGATCCTAAAGGTTCAAGAACGTTTTTAGAACCAGATGAAATGCTACCTCATAATAGATTTAAAAAAATGATGGGGGAAAAAAGAATTAAAATTATTAGAGAAAATAAGGTTACAAAAAAAAACCCTATTAAGTTTAGAATTGTAAAAGAAGGAAAAGCAGAAGATAGGGATGAAGCAAAAAGTATTCTTAAAAAAGAATTATCCTTATCCGATTCCGATTTTAAAGATAGTGGTTTAAATTTTTATGTTTTAGTTCCAAATAAAGAAAGACAGAATACTATTGATAAAATTGAAAGTATAAATACTGGAACTGATAAAAAGTTTGAATACAACTCAACTCCAACTAGTTTTTCTTCAATAGGTTACTTTATGTACGGTTTATCTAAATTTGGTGTTAAACCTTCAGAAAAACAAGGAGGAAAATCTGCTGGTTTAGATAATGAGGATGTTTTTATATCCGAAATTAATAAATTATTAGAAGATGGTCCTAAAAATGTTAAAATTACATCTAAAGATAATACTATAAATTTTAATAATGTTACTAAAGTAATAGGTACTGGGTTGGCTACAGGAGAATATTCAAAATCCGATGCTAATTTTTATAATGGAGAAAATGATTTAGGTGGAGTATCCCTAAAAAAAGACAATGCCATATTTTGGGAATCAGCTGATGTTAGATTTTCGGAAGAAGTAAAAAACCTAGTTGATGCTATTACTAGTGGTAAATTAGGAGATGAAATTTCTTTTGTACCATTAAAAGATAAAAGAGGAAATCCCGATCCTGTTATTATAAGAATGTATAATAAAAAAGAAAATAAACCTATAGCAGGAATAATAGTAGATGATCTCCCAGAACAAGATATTAAACAAGTTATTTTTGGTAATGATGAAGTCCCTGTAGTTAAAAGAACGTTTAAACCAAGTGATTTTAAGGTTGAAGGTAATACTATTGTAATTAGTGCTTCTAAAATATATGAAGATTTAGATGATGTAGAAAAAGACCAAGCACTTCCTGTATTGAATATTAGACATGATAAAACTAGAAGATCAAATAGAGGTTTAAGAGCTTTATTACAAACTCAAAGTTCTGTTTTAAGGGATGGAAATTTAAAAGGTAATAATATTAGATTAGCCTATGATAGGTTTAATTAAAAATGTATATTTATAATAAATAAAATAAAATGGAAAACTTTAACTTTAAAAAATATCTAGCAGAAGGTCGCCTATTAAAAGAACAAGAACAAGATATAGATGATATATTTGGTGATCAGGTAGTAAGATGGTCTGAAGGTAATTATTATTATGATTTTGATGATTTGGAAGATGGTCCAGAACCGGGAAGTAAAGTTGATAATTTTATATTAATCCCGGATTCATTTGAGGACGATGATTATGCTAGAGAATATAAAATAATGAAGGATTATCTTGTAAAAAATAAAACTTATGACTTAAAACAAGATCCAAAAGAAGGTATATTTTCATACCCAGTTAAATTTTCTTTAGAAGGTGATGGAGAAACTATTAGAGCAGATATTTATTTTTCACCCGAATACATGAAAGCAATTGATAAAGAGGATTAATAAATAAAAAACTTATAGACTGATTCATAGCCAGTCGATTTTAACAAAATATAGGAGCTGTGGCCCAATTTATTGGAGCCACAGCTTTTTTTTCGTATATTAACATATAAAACTGTAGCAAATGAATATAGTATTAATTGGAGCAGGAGTAGCAAATGTAAATGCTGCAACTAAATTAATTGATAACAACTTTAAAGGTAAAATTACCATAATGGATATGGGAAAAAACCCATATGAAAGAAAATATTCTGAAGTAATGGAAGGTTTTTTAGGAGCAGGTGGTTGGTCCGATGGTAAATTAACCTACCATACTTCCATTGGTGGTCAATTATCAAAATATACTGGTGATGATAAGGCAATGGAATTGATGGATCAGGTAATTGAAAATTTTAAACGTTTTCACCCTAAACCGGAAGCAGTACAATGCTCTAATCCAGTGGCCGAACCAGATTTTATTAAACCATACTTTGGTCTGCGTTTATTTCCAGTTTGGCACGTAGGCACTGATTATTTACATGAAATAGGTAAAAATTGGTATGATTTTTTAGTCAATAATGGTGTAGTATTTAGATGGGAAACTAAAGTATCTGATATAGATTTTGATAAACAGGAACTTACATTTACCTGTCCTAGATATACTAATAAAACTAAAAAATTTGATAAACTTATATTTGGTGTGGGTAAATCAGGTATTGATTTTGGAAAACAATTAGCTGAAAAATATGATTTGCCTACAGAAGCTAAATCAGTTCAAATAGGTGTTAGATTTGAGGCACCACAAAAACACTTTCAAAAGTTAATTGATGTATCTTATGACTTTAAATTATATAGAAAATTTGAAGATAAAGGTGTATCATTAAGGTCATTTTGTACTAACAATAATGCCGCTTATGTTGCAGTAGAGGAAACTTATGGTGATCACAGTTATAATGGTCACGCTAAAAAAGATGAGGCATTTAGAAATGATATGACTAACTTTGGTATTTTAATGGAAATACAAGGTATAAAAGAACCTTTTGTATGGTCAAGAAATGTGGTACAATCTGTAAATAGAGATGGTACAGGTTTATATTATAGCCCGTCTCGTAGACCATCAACAACATCTG